ATTGAATGAAGTAAGGAACGATATACAAGAGGAAAGTGCTGAATATAATATGGATGCGTTAGATTTTATATTATCATGGAAAGGTGATAAATTTGATACTATAATTTTAGATCCACCATATTCCTATAGAAAGGCCATGGAAATGTATAATGGTAATTATTCTAGTAAGTTTAAAAGAATAGCTGATAATATGGAAAATATATTGAAACCAGGAGGTAAAGTTATATCGTTTGGATATCATTCTACATTTATGGGAAAGAAAAGAGGTTATGATTTGGTAAAATTATGTGTGTTTGCCCATGGTGGCGCCCAGCATTGTACTATAGGAATAATAGAAGAAAAGGAGGGATTATAATATAATAGAGGTTATGAAAAAAAAGAAAAGTAAAAAAAGACAAATATTAGGATTAATTTTATTTTTAATAATAAGTTATATTGTTATGTTTAGTATTGTAGTTATGTCTATATTACCATGTATCTATATTGATAGGATGAATAAAAAAGTAGGAATTTATAAAGTTTATGGAGGAAGTAAATGAATAGTTTATATAATGCAAATCATTATAATAAGTATGATATGATTATTAATAAATCATATGGTTGTTATGTTTATAGTGGTGAAAAGGCATATTTTGATTGTCTTTCTGCATATTCCGCGGCAAACCAAGGACACCATCACCCTTATATAGTAAATGTAATGATAGATGCTTTAAAAAATCATGGTGGGTCTGTTATTTCAAATATTGTTGATAGTAATTTTTCTATTAAATTTATAGAAAAGGTTTCAAAACTTATACCACAATTGGCTTATAATAGCGAATCAACAACAAATAAAGTACTTATAAAAAATTCTGGTGTTGAATCAGTTGAAACGGCTATAAAAGCAATGAGATTTTATGGTTATAAACATAAAAAGATACAAGATGGTGAACAAGAAATTATAGTATTTAAAAATAATTTTCATGGTAGAACAATATCTGTAATATCATTTTCAAGTACAAAGAAATATAGTGAAGGATTTGGACCTTTAACATTTGGATTTAAAATAGTTCCATATAATGATTTAAAAGCAGTGGAGAATGTTATTAATAAAAATACATGTGGTATCCTTGTAGAGCCTATGCAGGGTGAGGGTGGAATGAGAATACCTGATGATGGTTATCTTAAAGGTTTAAGATTATTGGCAGATAAACATGATTTAATGTTAGTTTTTGATGAAATACAGGTAGGTTTAGGTCGTTCTGGTAAAATGTTTTGTTTTGAACATGAAAATGTTATACCTGATGGGTTAATACTTGGAAAAGCTATTACTGGTGGGTTATTACCTCTTTCTGTATTTGTTACAGGTGATAAAATAATGGATATGGTATTTACACCAGGAAAAGATGGATCAACATATGGTGGTTATCCATTGGCATGTGTTGTTGGTATTGCGGCATTGGATGTTATTATTAATGAGAATTTACCTGAAAAGGCAAAAATACAAGGGCAAAAGTTATTATATAAATTGAAAAATGTGTGTGGGAAATCAAAATATGTAAAAGAAATTAGAGGTAAAGGATTGTTTATAGGTATAGAGTTAATAAAAAATAATGCTATGGAATTTTGTATGGAGTTATTAGATAGAGGAATTTTAGCAAATGATAGTCATGGTAATGTTATAAGAATATCTCCTCCACTTATTATAAATGATGAACAAATTAATTTTATTGTTAAAAAAATGGGTGAAGTATTAGGAAATGAAAATGGATAAATTAGAATATATGTTGGACGAGCTTTTAAAAACGGTATCTATTGATGATTTGAATGAAGAATTGAAAGATAATACAATAGAGGAATTGAAAAAAGATCCATTAAAGTTTTTTGAGTTATTGTTAGATAAAGGTAAAATGGATACTATAAACAGTTATATTTATATGATGTATGAGTATTATATAGAAGAAAAGAAAAAAGATAAAGAATTCAAAAAATATAAATGTGGTAAATGTAAAAGTGAAATAAAAATTAAAACAAGTAGAAAACAATTTTATAACTGTCATGTGGTTTGTGGTAGTAATAATATACTGGAAAGAATAGACCGGAAAGAACTTTATTTTTGTCCTTTTTGTGGTTACCAGACAACGTTTATTGGTAATTTAGAAGAAATAAAATTTTTAAAAAATATAAAAGAGGTAGAAGTTATATGAATGAATTTGGGTTAAGTGATAATGCGATAAAAGTATTTAATGATTTATACAGTTTTCAAGGAGAGTCAGTAAAAGATTCTTTTACAAGAGTTGCTAAAGAATTTGCTACAAATGATGAAGAATTTAAGTTGGCTTTTAATCTACTGAGTCAAAATATTTGGAGACCTAATACACCGGTTTGGATGAATTCTAATAGGAAAAATAAAATATATAGTGCCTGTTATGTAACTGGCCTGGATGATTCAATGGATAGTATTTATGATGTTGCAAATGTGGCCAGAAAAATATTTCAAAGAGGCGCAGGAATAGGTATACCTATAGGAAATTTAAGAGAAAAAGACGCTTATATATATGAAGGCGAATTGGATGTTCCTCCTGAAGGTAGAAGTAGTGGCCCCATTTGTTTTATGAAATTATATGATTCTGTTGCGGAAACTACCAAATCTGGAGGTAGGACCAGAAGAGCAGCAATTTTATGTGGGATGCCTATTTGGCATCCAGATATAATGGATTTTATTAGATGTAAAGAAACAGATGGCGTTCTATCAAATATGAACATATCTGTAGCTGTTACTAATAAGTTTATGGATTCATTGAAAGATGGTATATCATTTCCATTAATTTCACCTTCTAATGGTAAAATGGTAAAAGAAATAAATGCACAAGAAATATGGGATTCTTTATGTTTCTATTCTCATAGAACAGCGGATCCGGGAATATTGTTTATAGATAATATAAATAAATTTAACCCTATCAAAAAACATTATTTGGTTGAGGTTCCTAATCCATGTTTAGTTGGAAATACTTTGGTAAAGACGGATAAAGGTGATGTTGAGATAAAGGATGTAGTCGTTGGGGATAAAGTGCTATCTTATAATACCATTACCAATGAGACTGAATGGGATACTGTTATGGATAGTTTTATGACACGAAAAAATGCTAATGTTGTAAAAATAGAATTGGAAGACGGTGGAATATTAGAATTAACGCCGGGCCATAAGATATTTACTGAAAATAGAGGATATATTAAGACTTCTCAATTAACAGAAGAAGATATTTTGTTGTGTGTGGAAAAATAGAGGAAAAACTATAATGATACAACAATGGATATTTTTAATCATTGTAAGCCTTATTATTGGAATAATATTTTGGTTACTAGAAATTGTAAATAAAATCTTCAATAAGAAAAAGAAGAAAAAATATTAATAAAATTTAAGAAAAATGTTACATGGATTATAAATAGTTATTAGGAGGAAAATATAACTATGAAAAATAACCCTTGGAACACAAAAATGGAAATTGAGTTTGACAAGATGTTTGCTGAAGAAATATATAATTTCTATAAGATAGCATCAAGCCTAAAATTAGGAGAAAGAAGGAATTTTATAAAAATAGGTAGACCGGGAGAAGCTGTAAAATATTTGAAAAACAAATATGATGGTGGTTATGGGTTGAAGGTTTTAGCTAGAGAGATAGGAGTTTCCTATACTATAATGAGAACTATTTTTGGATATCTTGATTTAGAATTCAGAAAAGGAAGAGATGTTGTAACGGATAAAACAAGAAAATTTAGGAGTGAACGGGTAAAAGGTAAAAAAAGTCCTTGGTATGACTGGCCATCAAAATATAAAGAGATGCATAAAACATGTTCTAGAGGTATACAAGGATATTATAAAAGTAAAAATAATGGTAATGTATATTTAAGGTCAACCTGGGAATATATATATGCTAAATGGTTGGATAAAAATAATATCAAGTGGTCATATGAAGGAAAGTCTTTCATATTTAAAAATGGAGAATCATATAGACCTGACTTTACTATATATTCCAATACAGAATATATAGTTGAAATAAAAGGTTATTTTAAAGACAGAGTATATAAGATTGGTATAATGAGAGAAGAATATCCAAATATAGAAATTGTAGTTATAGATGATATAAGCGACTATATTTCTATTGGATATAACAAAGAAAAAAAGTTATGGAGAGAAGAAATATATGGGAATTGTGAAGAAAAAGATAAAATAGCAATGAAAAGGATAAAGAATTCCCAAAACAGGACAAGACTTTCTGAGGTAGATTCAAAATATATAAAGAAGACTGTGGTTAAAAAATGTGGTGAGTGTGGTGTGGATTTACCATTAGATGTTTATTATAAACAAACAGGTGAATTTATAAAATATGAATCAAAAGGGAATCCTGTTTCAGGTAAATTTTGTACTCAAAGATGTGGTATAATTAATATATCAAGAGAGAAAACTAATAGGAAGAAAGAGGATCATATGATTATGTTTAAAAGGTTTTTAAAAGAGAATGATAGAATACCTTTAAGGAAAGAATTTGGTCCATATTGTGAATCGTACGGAATTAAAGGAGATATAAGGTCAACATTTGGCACATTTAATGTGTTTAAGGAGGTTATGTCCATTGAATTTGATAAAGAAAAGAATAAAGAAAATAACAGTCAGTAAGAACCAGGATGTTTATGATATAAAAACTAAGAAGAACCATAATTTTTTTGCTAATGGAATACTAGTTCATAATTGTTCCGAGCAAACGCTTACTCCGTTTAATTGTTGTAATTTATCGGCTATAAATGTGTCCAAATTTATAAAAAATGATAATTTTGATTTTGATAGTCTGTATAATACTAGTTATCAAGTTTTAAAGTTGATGGATAATATAATAAATGTAATGGATTTTCCTGATGAACGGTTCAAAATTAATTCCAGATATTTTAGGCCTGTAGGTATTGGTCCTATGGGTTTATCAGATGCTATGTTTATGTTAGGATATAGATATGATGGTCCTGAAGGCAAAAAATTTGCCGGTGAAATAATGAAAACAATTACTACAGCTTGTATTGAGGCTAGTTGCGATCTAGATGGTACATTCGCTGATGGAAGTATTCAAGGTATGCCTTTATATGAAGAATTTAAAAATGATGTAGAAGAAATAATTTATCAACATATAGGTGGAAATGAGAAAATAATGGAGAAAGTAAGGGAAAAAGGTATCAAGAATTTAACTGTTACTACATGTATGCCAACAGGTACCACAGCCATATCATGTGATTGTTCATATGGTATAGAACCATGTTTTGGTCTTGTTTTCCAAAAAAATTATATTGATGGTACCGCAGGTATGTTTATAAATCCTATATTTGAAAATAAATATAAAAATGAATTGTGGTATACAGATAATTTACCTGAAAAAATATTTAAGAATGGAGGATCTTTAAAAGGTCTTCATGGTATTCCTAAAGAAGTAAAAGAGGTATTTATTACTGCTCATGATATAAATTATAAAAATAGAATTGATATACAGGCTTCTCTCCAATCTTATTGTTCCACTGCAATTTCCAGCACCATTAATCTCCCTAAAGAAACAACTATTGAAGAGGTATCTGAAATATATAAATATGCTTATGAAAAAGGATTGAAAGGGATAACAATATATAGGGATGGTAGTAAGAAAAATCAACCGGTTACATTTACAAAAGATAAGAAAATTGATATAATAATACCATTTAAAAGGCCTTCAAAATTATCGGCGTCCACATATGCTGTGGAAACAGGTAATGGTAAAATGTATGTTACTGTATCAGATTATAAAGGAAAACCTTTGGAAGTATTTATAAATCTTGGTAAGAGTGGACAGACATTTAATACTTTTGCCGAATCTGTGGGTAGACTTATATCTATAGGATTACAGAGTGGCATATCAGTTGAAGATATATCAAAAACATTGATAGGTATAAACAGTGATAAAATTGCATGGTTCAGATTTGAAGAAACAGATAAGAAACCAACACAAATATTAAGTATACCTGATGGTATAGCTCAATTATTAAATAGATATTATTCTGGTATAAATAGTTATATGGGAGAATTATCAGGAGAAATTTGCCCAACTTGCGGGAATAATATGATGGCAATTGAGGGCTGTTTTTCTTGTGCCTGTGGTTATTCTAAATGTTCATAATTTTATTAAAGGAGAAAAATAAATGGGAATAAGAAATTATATCGGTGAATCCGATGAGAGAGAAATGATTTATGAAGAAATGAGTGGTGCTGAAATTGCTGCGGAATTAGGAATTACACGCCAAGCAGCATCACAGACAATCAAAAGGGCATTAGCTAAAATGTATAAAGGGATGAAAAAAGAAAATGGAACTAGTCCTTTTGAAACTGCGGTTAATATGGCTATAGGTCTTGAAATGGGAGATGATCCTGCTGATTGGAAAAAATTCTTCAAATTATTTCCACCTAACGTAAGAAAAGAGGTGGAAGATGATGGTAAAAAACTTATGGTGGGAAGACTTAAAAAATAAATAAAAAATAAAAAATCTAATAAGAAAGGAGATAAGGGAAGGAATTATAATTCCTTCCCTTTTTTTATAATATGTTACCTTTATATATAGTATCAGATTTGATGTACCAGTATTTTGAAGGAGTAAAAGAATCCAAAAATGGGACCCATTTTCTGGCAAAATGTGTTTTATGTGGAGATTCAAAAAAATCAAAATCTAAAAAAAGATTTAATCTGGATTTTAATAGAGGTTCCCCCATATACCATTGTTTCAATTGTGGTAAGTCCGGATCATTCCTTGAGTTATATTCAGAATTAAAGGGTTTATCAATAAATGATTCTAAAAAGGAATTATTTTTATATAATCCAGGTTACCTTATTCAAAGATTATCAAATAGGAAAAAAGAAAAGGTAATAAAAGAGATACAATATGTGAATCATAATTATATAAAAGATAAATGTATTTCCATGGATGATAAACAAGATGGTTATATATATAAACAATATTTATTGGTATTAAATGGGTTCTATGAAGAAAGGAAAATACCCAGAGAATATAAGTTATTTATATGTATAGAAGGCGATTATAAAAACAGAATTATAATTCCGATATATGATAGATACGGTGATATCATATATTTTCAAGGTAGAAGTATACCTGGATCTAATATTCTACCTAAATATAAAAACCCTACAATAGAAAAATCCCACATAATTCTTAATAAACATATATTTGATAAGGAAAAATATATAATAGTAACAGAAGGAATAATAGATGCACTCATGATAGGAAATCAAGGTACAACATGTCTTGGTGTATCAATAATAGATATATTCATTGAGAAATTGAAAAACCTAACAAATAAAGGGATTATTATAGCACTGGATAATGATGAAGATGGAATAAAATTCTTGAATAAAATACTAAATAGTAGTAAATATTGTAGAGAACTTAAATATTTTCTTATGCCTGGAAAATATAAGGATCTCAATGAATTTGTTGTAAAAAATGGGTTTGATAAAAATAGTTTATATGATTTTATATTATCAAATTCGTATCCTGAATATAAGACAAGGGTATTATTAAAAATGAGGTAGAATATGAGGATTACTAAACAAGGTTCCGATTTTATAACAGTAAATGATAAAAATTTGAATGATAAAAATTTAATATCAATACCAAGAGTACATTTGATAAAATTGGATTTTTTTAAACCAAGTGAAGATAAAATTAACAAAGTATTGGGATTATATCCAAGAACAAATAGGTATGTTATAGAAAACAATATTAGAATATATAATTATACTTTAAGGTTAACATCTAAGAAATATTATATTGAAAATAGTAAAGGTACGGATATAATAACATTTTTTAGAAAAAATAATAAAATCCTCTTAAACTTTTTAAATCTTTCATTTAAAGAAAAGGAATTTTTATTAACGGAACATGTTTTTGAAGATATATTAAAAAATACCGAGGTTATATATATTGATCAATATATACTAGTTTCTAAACATGATTTATTGAAAGAATGGAATGGTAATGTTATAATAGATGAATAATATGATTATAGGTTGTGGCCCATATATAGGAAATTTTGAGCAGGAAATCATAACATTTATGCCATACAGTAAATGGCTATCAAATGCAGTAGATTTTGATAAAATATATCTTAATACACATATGGATAGAATGTGGTTATATGATTTTATACCTGAGGAAAATAAGATACCTGTAGATTTTGATTTATCTATAGATGTGGAATGTCAAAAAGGTTATATAAACACAAAACTTTCTCAGAAGAAATTCCAAAAATTAATAAAAAAATTCAAAAATGAAATTATAGAAAGAAGTGGATATAATAAAAAGGATGTTAAAATATATAATTTGAGTTACATCAAAACATGTGTTCCTTATTCTATTTATAATAAGATATTTTCTCCATTAAAAGAAGAAAAAATTAGTTATATTGATAAAATTTTATATATTCCATATATAGGTGAAGATGAAGATTTATTGTATGTAATAAATGATGAATTGAAAAAATATGGCCATATTATTATAGGAAGTTATGATATTTATTTAAAGGAATGGAATTCTTTGTTGTTATTAAATGATGGTTTTCATAATACTTGGAAACATATGATAAATTATATATCTAGTGCTAAGGCCGTGGTGTGTCCATTATCATTTTGGACAACTATATGTAATTTACAAGGAACACCTGTATTTTCATGGGGAGACAATATTGGGCAACATAAAGAAAATGGTATATATCATTTTAATAATTATAAATCTATGGTAATTCCTTATAAAGGAATGAAAAATAAGGATATAATAATTAATATGATGGAATATTTTATAAGGAACTATATCTAGCCATATATTCTCTTTTTGCCCCAACAGTACCTTATTATAACATATTTCCGAAAATTGTAAATATAAAAAAATTTAGTAAAGGAGGTAGTATGGGTGTGGTTTCATTTACAGGTATAGAAATAATGAATATATTACTTTATATATTTTCATATTATTTAAAATTTCTATTACCTGTTGTTTTTGCTGGTATAAACAGAGTAAGAGGTGCGGATTATAAGATTTTTGGCTTGGAAATAGCAACCGTGGTAGTTAAGGTTTTGGCTGGTATTATATTGAGTCTACCATTGATAACATTTTCTAATTTATATACTTTACTTTTTATTCCACTTATGATAGGATTATATATACTTGGGTGCTCAGTTGGGTGGGGTAAATGGGTAGCAATAGTTTTAGATGGTGAATGGAAATTTCCTAAACCTATGAAAGGTATACATTATAAAATAGTCCATTGGTTAGCTAATCTTGTAATAAAAGAAGATGAAAATATAGTAGGTTATAGTAGATTGGCTTTAGTTATAACAGGTTTTACATGGTGGGCTCCTGTAATGATACCATTTATTATATTTGGTAATTGGATTTGGTCGCTGGTGTGTTTAATAGGTTTAAGTATATCATTTCCTTTAAGTGAGGATATATCAAGGATAGTTTTGAATAATAAAAAAGAAAAATATGGAATAAATTGGACAAGTAAGGCTTGGGCATTTGCTGAAATGGTGTATGGTTTCATGCAAGGTTTTTGTCTTATGATTTTGTTTTTATAGGAGTATATAATGAAATTAAGAGAATATATAACCGAGGAAAATACTAGAAGTATTACATGTAAAGGATGTAAACGCATGGTGAGTGTGGAAAAATCTTATGATACTAATCGTATAGAAAAAACAACAGGTTACAAAATATTAATGGATACCCATGGTAGTTTTGTGCCGATTTGTTCAAAATGTTTTAAAAAGATAGAGAAAAAAGTTAAAAGTATTATTAAAACCATAGGAACGGATAAAGTACAATTAGGACACTTAATTAAATGAGATTACAACAATATCTAATAGAAGAAAAGGAATATAATGAATATTGTAATTTTGTTAATGAATATTCCATAGATTTAAATGAAAGTTTATTATCAGGAATAAGTGGAGCTTTAAAGAAAAAGATAGATTTTATAAAAGATATATCCATGAAATTAGGTATAGAATTTATTGAGTTATTAAAAGTGTTTAAAGAAACAAAAATATTCAAATTCTTTGTTAGAATAGGATGGTCTATAAAAAAATTATATGATTTATTACAAAAAGGTTTAAAATATGTCCATATAGTTATTGATGCGGTTGCCGAGTATATATCAAAGACAAAAGTTGGTAAATGGACAGAAGAAAAATTGAAAGATTTAGATAAGTGGCTTCAAAATCATCCTAAGACAAAAAGAATTGCTGGATTGGCTGTTGCGGCAATATTAGCATATATTTGGTTCAATATGACATTTACCGGCGATTTTAGTTATGATTTTGGTATGGATGATTTATTGAATGCATTAGCTGGAAATATAACACTTGCCTCAATTTTTGCAGGTCCTAATGGTACAAAATTGTTATTAATGTTTGCAACAGGCGCCATTGGATTGACATTTCCATGGCCAGGTCCAACTAAAATACAATTTATATCTGGTATTATATCAACACTTATAAAAAGATTAAAGATAAGGACCAAAATACGATTAGCAGATTTACAGAAGTTCAGATAGGGGGGGGGGAAACTATACAATGAATTTTAGGAAACATTTTAATGAGAATATAGTATATAGAAAAGAAAATATAAAAGGATGGATAAGCAAAGGTGACATAAGTACACTACATAAAAATACAACTATAAAAGAGTTGAAGGAATTAGGAGTATGAAATTTAACCAATATTTGATAGAGGTATTTAATCCTAAGTTTCCAAGAACATATCATTTTCCATGGAGTTATGAAGTTCATTCAGATGATAAGACTCATGATGATATATCATTTTTACTTAATAAACCTCTTGTTATAACTATAAAAATGGATGGATCCAATGTTGGTATATCTTTTGATATATTATCATCTAGATCTGGTGATAAACCGGATCATAAATCTTTTGATTTATTGAAACAGAGGTATCCTGTAATAAAATATGATATACCAAAAAATATGATTATATATGGTGAATGGTTATATGCCGTACATAGTATAGAATATGAAACATTGGACGACTATTTAACAGTTTTTGCTATAAAAGAAGGAAATAAATGGTTGTCATGGAATAGTGTTGAAGAATGGTCTGCCTTATTAGATTTGAAGAATGTTCCTGTTGTTAAGAAGAATATAAAATTCAAAACCATAGAAGAAATGGAAGAAATAACAAAAAAATTGGCTGACAGAGTAATAAAAAGTGGTCATGAAGGAATAGTTGTTAGATTATCATCCTCATTTACAGACTATACGAAATCTACAGCAAAATTTGTCAGAAAAGGCCATGTTCAAACTGATAAACATTGGACTAAAAAAGAAATAAAGGTTAATAAATTGAAATGAAATTTAACCAGTATTTAACGGAAAAACGAAATAATAATGTTATAGTTGTAGATATTCAGCCATTTTATATTAAATGGAGTAATAAAAAGTTTAAAATATATGAATTTATAGAGTTTCTTAATGGCCAAAGAAAAATTTTATATTTTTATAATGGCGATTCAACTGGTATAGATGATAATAAAAATTCTATATATAATTGGTTAGTTGGTGAAGGATTAACAAAACCTAAAAATGATTTTACTTTTATTGATAAGGGGTATGGTTTTTTTAGAACGTGGATGGATTTAGGAATAGATGAAGGCGTTTTGAAAAAAGCCATTAGATTTATGTATTTTAAAAAAGTTAATGATTCAAGAGATATATCAGAGGAAGAATGGGAAGAATTTGAAAATGAAATTGAGGAAGATATATTTGATAATATAACATATGATGATCCTATATATCTACCTGATGTTTCCATCTCTTTGTTGAGAAAATATAATGGTTCATTTATTGTAGGTGGTAGTAAAGATGAATGCCTTAAAGAAGTTGAAATACTAATGAGTGTTTTTAATATAAAGGCAATAAGAGTAAAGGAGTTTATATACTAAAAATGAAATTAAAAGAATATTTAATAGAGGCAATAAAATCAAAACTTGTAAAAGGAACCTTCGGTAAACAAAGGGTTATAGAAGGTTATAAGGATTATAAAAGATTATATGTTTTCAAAAAGAAAGGCGCTTATCTTGTTTCTTCAAGTAATACAATATCATTAGATTCTATGATAGAGATAAATGGTGAATATTGGTTTTCAACATTAAAAGATTTACATGGAGCTTTGAATAAATGAAACTAAAAAAATACTTAAATGAAGGCATAAATGATAAAGGAATTTTTCATGCCATTTTTATGGCAGGTAATCCTGGATCAGGAAAAACTTATACTTATACAAGTATAAAAAGCGGTCAAATAGAGCCAAAAGTTGTAGCAACCGATAAATTTTTCAAACTTTTTGGTGACGAATGGGATAAAATATGGGTAAAGGAAACGGGATTTAAAGATAAAATAAACCTCCTAACACAGAACCGTCTTTATAATTATTTTAATGGTATGTTACCTATAGTGGTAGATAGTACATCTTCAAATGCAGAATCAATGTTTAGAAGGCAAAAACTTCTTGAATCTCTTGGTTATGATGTTGGTATGGTTTTTGTTAATACATCATTAGAAACTTCATTAAGTAGGGCATCCGAACGAGAAAAGGAAACTGGGCGTCATGTGCCTCCTGATTTTATAGAGAAATCATATAAAAAGATGCAAGAGTTGAAAAATTCATATAGGATTAATTTTAAATTCTTTATGGAGGTTAATAATAGTGAAGGTGAATTAACTAACAGTGTTATTAAGAACGCATTTAATAAGGTAAAAAATTTTTATTCTTTACCTATTAATAATATTACAGGTAAAGAAACATTGAATACTTTAATAAAGAATGGTTGGAAATATTTGGTTCCTAATATATATAAAGAAGAATATTTGAAAGGACTCACAAAGCTATGGCATAAGGAGTAGTATATGAAATTCGGTAGATGGATAGATGAGGTAATAGAATATAAAATATATTGTGATATGGATGGAGTTCTTACCGATTGGAATGAAGCTATTAATAGGTTAGATCCTAATTTTGATAATATACCAACAAAGAAAGAAAAGTGGGATAAAATAGACGCAGAAGGCGTAAAATTTTGGTCAAATATGAAATGGTTGAAAGATGGTAGAAAATTGTGGAATTATATTAAAGATAAAAATGTAAAAATTTTATCCGCCCATGCAAAAAATAGGTTTTTAGCCATTGAAGGTAAAAAAGATTGGTTACGTAAAAATATAGGCGCCGTGGTTGCAAAACAAGCAATAATAACCGCTAAAGATAAGAAAAAGAATTATTCAGATGGTAATAGTATTCTTATTGATGATAGAGAAGACAATATAAAAGAATGGAAAAGTAAAAGCGGCATAGGTATATTATATAAAAGTGCCACAAATACTATAAAGCAATTGAAAAGGATAGGGATATGAGTAAGTTTAGTAAATATATTATAGAGGCCACGGAACAACAATTAAATTTGAAAGATTTTTATAATGATATTTTTTCTAAAAATAATAAACTTTTGCCTAAAAATGTGGAGAAATATACCACAAGCAATTTTACTGATAATATACTTAATATAAAAACATCCGATATTATAAATTTTTCAAAAGAAATAGGTGTGAAATTTTCTTTTGAATTAGATATAATAGGAGAAAAAATTTTTGTTGTGTTATGGTGGGATAAAAATCAAGAAGATAAAAGGAAACTTATAAAAGATTTCGCAAATAAACATAAAATAAATATTGTAAAAGATTATTATCCTACACCACAAATAGCATTGGAAGCCTTTTATTCTCATTTTTTAATATTATTATTGATGGAAAGAAAGTTTATCTCCAATTATAATCCTAATTTTAATATTAAAGATTTAATGGAATATATATTGAAAAGAAATTTTTATTTTATAAGAGCGTTTTCTAGAAGTGGTTGAAATGGCTAAATTAAACAAATATTTTATAGAAGCAACGGAGCAATTAAAAGATTGGAATAGTTATGTTAAACATATTCCTATGCTTAATGCTGGTGTAAAGGTATTGGAGAAAATTGAAAATGCTGGATTTAAAGCATTTATAGTTGGAGGTCCTATCCGTGATTTAATATTAGGTATGGAAATAAATGATAAGATAAGGAGTTTGGTATGAAAGAAGGCAAAACAGATTTCTGGAAAGATTATACGGAATATATGTTTAGAGAGATTGGGAAAAATACCTTTGAGATAACAAAATGGGGGAGGGCCGATTCTCCTTCTGTTATATATAATGTTAGAAAAGGTCCTAAAGGATATTTTTGTAATTGTCCTGCCAGGAAGGCTCCTTGTGTCCATATAAAAGAGTTGGAGAAATGGTTAAATGCTGGAAAACCTTCAGATTTCGGTAAAGATCCAAAAAAAGATGTGTTCGGTAAATTAAAGAAAATGGGGATAAAAATATAATTATGGAGCACAAATAAATGGATATTGATATATTATATAATAAAATAAAACAGGATAGAAGGGAAGCAAAGAAAAACAGGTTGTATGATTCATATTTATTAACTGAAAAAAAATTAGATAGTGTTAAAATAATCATAATAACAGCAAGGGCCGAAAACGACACAGGCCTTTTTAGAACGGCTAAAAGATTTAAAGAAATATGTAAAAAAAGAAGAATTGATCATTATGTTTTATTTATTGATGATTGTTATATAACTAATGAGGACGGCATAAAAAGGGTACATAATATTGATGATAAAAAAGGTTTTATTGTTGATGGTTATGATACCGCTGTTATTATAAGAGGAGGAGGATTAAAATCTTCATCTAATAAAAATAACATAACACAGTTAGAAAAATCATCAATATTCTGCCTCAATAACCGTGATTGTATAGAGGTGTGTAGTGATAAATTTAGGACTTTGATGGCATTATCTGATCAAGGTATAGTAATACCAAAAACGGTATTATTAAAAAATTTAGACAATTTAAATGATATGGTGGAATATATAGGAGGAAAATTTCCTATAATATTAAAAACATTATTTGGGTCTAAAGGTATAGGTGTATTTTATTCTGAAACATATAAATCGTTAAAATCTATGTTACAAACTATATGGAAAATAAATGAAGAAGAAGAGATTTTAATGCAACAATTTATAAAGGCCAAGTATGATATAAGAGCCCATGTTTTAGGTAATAATGTTATAGCCGCTATGAAAAGATATGTTATTGAGGATGATTTTCGTAGTAATTTTTCACAAGGCGGCAAAGTAGAAAATATAAAATTAACAGATGAACAAATTGATATATGTTTAAAATCGGCATCTATTGTTGGTGGTCAATGGGTAGGTGTGGATATTATTGAAGAAAAAGGTGAAACATATGTTATTGAAGTAAATAGTTCGCCAGGCACAACAGGTATTGAATTGGCAACAAAAGACGACGTGTGTGGTAAAATTATAGATTTCTGTTTAGATAAAAAGAATTGGATAAAATCGCCTCTCCCATGTGGATATAAAGAATATGTTGGAATTGTAGGTATTTCTGACGAGATAAAAGCCAAATTTGATACAGGTAATGGAAGTTATTCGGTAATACATGTGGATAAACAAAAGGTAAATGATAAAAAGACCGAAATAAAAATATGGATAAACGGTAAAAGAATAACTAAAAAGATAATTGAAGTAAAAAAAGTTAATGTTGGTGGTTTAAGAGATTATGAAGAAGAAAGGTTTGTTGTTCTTTTTGATGTTATATTCAATAATAAAGAGTATAAAGATATAAAATTTACGTTGGATGATAGAACAAATAGAACACCTATACTAATAAGTAGAGGTTTTATGAAATTAATAAATGTATCTATTGATCCATCTATAAAATATAAATTATCAAGTATGAGGAAAGAGAGGAAATAATATTTGAAATTATTTGACCGATATGTATAAATAGTCCTATGGAGGAAATATTATGATTATTTATAAAGCAACAAATAAGTTTGATGGAAAATCTTATATCGGCCAAACAATAAAAAAATTATCTTTTAGAAAAAAACAACATGAGAACGCAAAAAGAATTACCCTATTTACAGATTCAATAATAAAACATGGTAAAAACAATTTTACCTGGGAAGTAATAGAAAAATGTGATTCCAAAGAAGAATTGGATGAGATGGAATTTCATTATATAAAACAATATGATACCTTGTGTCCAAATGGTTATAATATGACATTGGGCGGTGAAGGAGGTAATTGCGGTAACCAATTCACAAAGTTGAGTAAAGAAGAAAGAAGTAAATTACATTTTTTAAATAATTTATCTTATGAAGAAAGAGAGAAACATTTAAATGAGAAATATAGAGGTAAAAATAACTATTTATATAGGCTAATGAGTGAAGAAGAACGAAAAAAATGGTTAAGGAAATATAAAATAGGTGAAAGTAGTCCTTCATATGGCAAGAAAAGAAAACATACAGAAGAAACAAAAAAGAAAATGAGTTTATCTAGTATAGGTAAAAAACATACAGAAGAAACAAAAAAGAAAATGAGCAAGGCGAAAATGGGCGATAAAAATCCAATGAATAGGCCCGAGGTTCGGAAAAAAGTTAGTGATTCTTTAAAAGGAAAATTGAACTCATTTTATGGTAAACACCATACAGAAGAAACAAAAACTAAAATAAGTAATGCAAATAGTGGTAGTAAAAATGGTATGGCCAAGGCTTATAAAATAACAAAACCCAATGGAGAAATTGAAATGATTAAGGGTATATTAGAATATTGTAGGAAAAATTCTATAAGTTTGCCTAAATTAAAGAAAATATATAAAGTAGAGAATATTGTAGGAGGTGGTTAAAATTCCTATTCACCAATATGTATGTCCTGTATGTGACAATAAAATAGAGAAATTGGTTTTTAAAGATGAATTAGTATTTTGTGAGAAGTGCAGAGAGGCCATTATAATGAAGAAAACATTATCAACATTTAGTTTTATTGTGAATGGTTTTTCAGCATCAAATGGATATAGTAAAGGAGAAAAAAATGAAGCCTAAAAATTTGTTGGATTGTATAAAATTATTGTTAAAAGAAGATTTTGGAAAATTTAAAGATTGTGATGAAAAAGATATTTTATATTATCATCATACAACAGGAAGAAAAATAAGAAATGATTATGATATATGGAATAAAGAATCTGAATTACACAAATGGTTTAATTCTATAGGTATAAATCATCCAGATGATATGTCAGGTATTATTCTAATAACTTTCCATAGAATATTGAACAGAAAACCTGTTAAATTGAAAAAACAAATAGATGGATATACTAAATACTGGGATCATGAAAAGAATAATTTATTACTTATAAAGACTGAAGAAAATAAACAAAAAATTAAGGATTGGAAAATTGTAAAGGAGTAAAAGTAATGGGAATGGATTTAAATGAGAAATGTCATCATTGTGATGCGGAAATTGGGAAATTTTGTGAAGAAAATTGTCATGTGAATGGTAAAAATATTCAACTTTTAAAGGAAACATTTTTAAAATTGAATTTAAAGTATGATGAAAATGTTTTACTTAAATTATCATCTTATAATGGAAAAAAATAAAAAGGAGAATGTTGATATGCCTATTTGGAATTTTATATGTGATGAATGTGGTGAACATGATGAAAGAATGTTTGTTCATAGTGATGTAATAGAAAAACAATTATGTAAAAGTTGTGGTGGTTTTATGAATAAATTACCATCAATGATTAATTTTAAATTGGTTTATAATAATAAAACGGACCTATGTGATTGGTCGGGAAATAAGTCCCGGTACTGGGATTCTTATAAACAACAAAAAGCCGAAGGTAAAAGTGTTAGAATTCCTGAGGAAGATGGAGAGTCAAGGACAAAATAAAAGGACAAAATAAAAGGACAAAATAGAAGATGAAATTTAAAAAATATATATCTTTGAATGAGTATAAATATTACGAGGATGCATGGAAGGATTTTAAAAACGATTGGTTTAAGATTTTGAAAAATTGTAAATCATATTTGAAGGAATTCGAATCATCAGGCTCTAAAATTTCTCTTTATAGAGGCAATAAATATTTAGGTAAAAGTTTAGTAAAAAAAGATAGTCGTTTAGAAAGTAATAGAATACCTAGTGACACACCACAAGAAGTACATGAAATATCAAATAGAATATTCAAGAAGATTTTTGGATGGCCAGTTAGAAATGGTGTTTTTGCTACTTCAAATCAAGCAAATGCTATAGAATATGGTAGATTGTGGATGTTTTTTCCAATAGGCAATTACAAATATGTTTGGAGTACTAAATATGAGGATTTTTTTGAGGCTTTAGTTAAAGAAAATATACTGATTAAAAGGGGAAATAAAGGAATTTTAAATCCTGATGTGCAAGATTTAGAAAAAAGATTGTTATCAATGATAAGAACATATAAAACTAAAAATCTTAAAAATGCTATATATAGTGAAAATGAAATTATTTTTAATTGTAAAAGCTATTATTTATTGGATAAGTATTATTTTAATGTTATAGGGGATTTATTGGATAATAATAAAAAATTTGATGATATCAATTACATACAAAAAATATTTAAAGAAGGTGAATATTTTTCAGGTAAATTTGATCGTGAGGTTGGAACCCAAGATGAATGGATATAAGGAATCCAAAATAATGAATATAACAAAAAAAATAAGGAAAAACAATACGAGCTGGCGAAATTTATGGGATATGAATCAAAATAAAAGGAGAATAAAAAATGTTATGAAAAATAAAACTATGATTGAATGGCTACAAGAGTTACCAGAAGACTATGAATTATGTTTTTCTGAATATACTTCTTTTGTAGAACCTTCCGATGAAGATAAAGAAGAATATTTTGTTGTGCTTGATATGCCAATCGTTGGTATTATTAAGAATGATGACTGTAAAGAAATACGATTCTTTACCGAGAAAAGCGAAGAACATGTAATAAGAGAAATTGAAAAAGGTGTTGAGTGGAAAAGGCTTGAATAAAAAGGAGAATAAAAAATGTTAATTAAAAATGTTTATACTATTGATAACCATAGAGTGTTTGAAAATGATACAGAAAGATGGAACACGGATAAAGTATGTTCATTATGCGGTAAAGCCACAAGTGTATATATTGCTATTCCTATGATATGGGAGTGTGGTGATGAACTAATAATGTGTAAAAGTTGCATAAATATATGTGAAATGAAAATAAATGAAACATATAGATTACAAATAGATGAGGTTGATAAGAAATGGCGAGATTCAAAAGGTTTATAAATGAACAGGCAAATACATTAGGCGCTGATGTGAATGAAATAATGTTTGGATATTTTGTTTTAGGAGGCACATGGAAAGGATTTGAAAAATCTTCTGAGGCTAAAAAACATGTTGAAACAAGAAAAGGTGAAATAGAAGCGAAAATAAATGATCCTGATGAATATAATAACCAAATAGGTAGAGCTAAAGTAATGGCCGATATGTTTTTGAAATGGTCACAATCTAATGGTTATACTGGTATGGTTAAAAAAGTATGGTGGACAGCTAGAGAAGGCGTGTTGGCTAAAGCGGTTGGTAAAGATATAAACTCTAAAAAGAATCCAACTGATATATTAGTTCAGTTTAATAATGGTACATTTTTGGGCGTGTCCGCTAAATCCACAAAAGGTTCCGGTGATATAACTTTTAAGAATCCTGGTGTAGGTACTGTAGACAGAGAATTAAAGATACATCCTTCTTTAATGGATTTATATAAAAATTTAGAAAAAGAAATTGTAGAAAAATATAATTTACCTCTTATTGGAACCGAAAGGAAGAAATTATATAAAAAGGATCCAAAAGTAAAATTGATGGTAAGGCCCGATGGAAGAATTATTTTAGGAAAATTAAGAGATGTTCTTTTGGAAACTTTAAAAAAACTTGATTCTAAAAAGGCCGTTGATTATATCCTTGATTCTTGGATGGACGCTAAAAATTCTGTTTATCCTCCTTATATAAAAATAACAGGCCATGGTAAAGGTAAAAAGTTTACATCAAAAATAAGTAATCCTTTAAAAAATGACATGTTATCAAATCTTATGAAAGGCAATTTATCATTTGAACCTGTTGCTAGTGATACTATAGGTGTTTTATCAAATGATAGTAATAGAATAATTAAAATAAGAATAAAATATGGTAATGGACCACTTATAGGAATAAAAATGGTCGGAGACCCATGGAAATAATATTTTAAAAGGAGAATTTGTAATATATGAAAACTGTGTTAGTTACAGGGTGGGATGGATATATAGGTAATGCATTAACCCTAAGACTTTTAAATGAAGGATATAAAGTGTTAGGTATAGATAATTATAGTAGAAGAATAGAAGTTAATAAGGTTGGATCATTTTCAGCTATTCCTATAATGGATGTATACGAAAAAGCAAAAAAATTTAAAAAAATAGGAGATTTTGATTACCTATCATGTTCAATAAATATGGATTATTATATGATAGAAGATTTCTTATCCTCAAATAAACCTGATGTAGTTGTGAATTTGGCACAACAACCATCAGCACCATTCTCACATTTTTCCAGAGAAAATGCAATACATACAATTTGGTCTAATACAATAGGAACTATGAATATTCTTTATTTATTAAAGGATTTCATTCCGGATGCACATTTGGTTCAAATTGGGTCCATGGGGGAATATGACCATACAAGTGGTGTGAATATACCAGAAGGCATATTTGATATGATGTATCAAGGAAAAATTATGAAGGATATTCTATTTCCAAGAGATCCTGGTTCTATATATCATACCACAAAGGTATCCGCGACATATTTTATAAAGAATGCCTGTAAATGGTGGAATATAAAAGCAACAGATATAATGCAGGGTATTGTATATGGATCATGGACACCTGAAATAGAAGAAACAGGTATATATACCAGATTTGATGTGGATGAATGTTTTGGTACCGTATTAAACCGGTTTACCTTACAAAAAGTGTTAGGAATTCCTTTAACAATTTTTGGTAAAGGTAAACATAAAAGAGGATTTTTATCATTATCCGATTCTGTGAATTGTTTGATGTTAGCCATAGAAAATGTTCCTAAAGAGAATTATAGAACATGGAACCAATTTTGTGAAACTTATAGTATTAATAAAATAGCTGAAATTGTTGGCGGTGAAACACAATATATTGAAACGCCAAGAATAGAAAACACTAATAATTTTACATATAATCCCACTTATATAAAATTATTTAAAATGGGATTTAAACAGACCAGGAAAATTGAAGATGAAATCAAATGGACATGTAATTTATTAAAAAAATATAAGGATGAATTATATCCTTTAGAAAGATTTATAATACCAAAAATAAAATGGAGTAATTAAACAATGAGTAATGTTATGACAAGAACGGTTGGTTTTGGAAATCTAACTAAGGAACATAAAAATATACCTAATCCTGAAATTGGTGAAGATATTGAAGGTTTTATGAGTAGATGTATAACTTTTTTTAGAATAAAAGGTGAAGATCAATTGGCAGGTAAGAAGGTATGCAATTTCATATGGAATAACTACCAGGAAAAATTATTAGAAAAAGCTAGAAAGGAGGTTGGAAAACCTAAAATCCTTATGATTTGTGATGTAAAAAATTGGGCGTGGTGGAATAAATCAGAATATATAAAAAAATACTTATCTGATGATTTTGATATAGATTTGATGGCCGCATTAGAAAATGGTAAAATTGATGAAACAAAATATGATTTCTATTTTACTTTTGGTTTCAGTTATATAGATATTTTAAAGAAAGTGTCTTTTTTCAAAAAAATTACAGGTGTTACGGCACATAGACCTTTACCAATGATAGAAAAACAAATGAAAAAGGCACATTTTGCTCATGCTAATAGTATATTATTGTTTAATGAATTAAAAAAGTTCCATAATAATGTTTTTTATGTTCCTAATGGTGTAGATGAGGTTTTATTTAATAATAAAAAACCTATTCCTATTGAAAGAGATAATATTATTGTAGGACATGTTGGTAAAATGTTCAAGGATAAAGGACAACAAGAATTTATTATACCTGCAATAGAAAAATCTGGTGCTGAAAGTATAATGAATACATCAGATTATAAAAATATGGTTAAATTTGATGAAATGCCGAATGTATATAATAATATAGATGTTTTTGTTGTGGCATCCGTAGAAGATGGGACACCTAATCCTGCTCTTGAGGCCGCGGCATGTGGTAGGCCTATAATTTCTAATGCCATAGGAAATATGCCAGAATTTATAAAGGATGGATATAATGGTTTTATTGTTGAAAGGAAAGTGGAGGCATATGTTGAAAAGATAGATTGGTTACGTAAAAATAGAGATAAAATGATAAAAATGGGTTTAAATGCTAGAGAAACTGTAGAGAAAGGATGGACATGGAAAATTCAAGCAGAAAATTATAGAAAAATGTTTAAAAAAATGGTAGATATTAATAATAGAAAAGTATCGGCTTCTATAGATTTAAAAAATAGAGTCCCTAATATTAAACCTTCTCCAAGTTTTTCTAATATTAGTGAACTTGAAGCCTTAAAATTAATACAAGATAGAGCGAAAGAAAAAAATGAAATAAGAATATCAACAGGAAAACCTAGTATTCTTATTTTGGTAGATGTTGCTGGTTGGGCATGGGATGCAAAGGCCCATCAAATACAAAAATGGTTGTCAAAAGATTTTGATATTTTTATCAGATATTACCAGAGTTCTTTTAGGACTTTTAAAAGTGATGAAAAATTTGACTTATATTTTTCTTTTGATTGTAATTCGGTAAGACATTTTAATCATATAGCCAAGGATAAAAAAATTACAGGCATTACATCACATACTTATACCAGTTTTAGTGGTAATTATAAAAATATGTTAAATAGTGCCAAATATGTGCATGCCAATAGTATGTTGTTATATAATGAATTATCTAAAATTCATCCCAATGTTTTTTATGTTCCTAACGGTGTAGATGAAGAGATGTTTAATTTAAAAATCCGTAATACAAACGGCGAATTTGTTGTAGGTTATGTTGGTAAAAATACCATAAGAAAGGGATATGAAAAATTTATCATACCGGCCTGTAAAAAGGCTGATGTTGTTTTACGTCCTCAGGTATGTAGATTTAATTCACCTAATGTAATAAAACATAAAGATATTCATAATTTTTATGCGGATGTGGATTGTATAATTATAGCGAGTGATATGGATGGAACTCCAAATCAACTACTAGAAGCGGCCGCATCTGGAAGAACTTTTGTTGGCAATGAAATAGGTAATGTTCCTGAATTTGTTAATGATGGTGTTAATGGATTTTTAGTACAAAGGGAAGTAAATGCATATGTCGATAAGTTAAATTGGTTAAAGGATCATAGAGAGGAATGTGTGCAGATGGGCCTTGAAGCTAGAAAAACAATAGAAAAAAACTGGACATGGAAAATTCAAGCAGAAAATTATGGTAAAATGTTTGAGGAGGCATTAAAGGGATGAGAAAGCATTCCGAAGAGACTATAAGGAAGATAAGTGAAAAGGCTAAAGGTAGGAAACATTCAGAGGAAACTAAACAAAAAATGAGTGAAAAGGCAAAATTAAGAGTAGGTAAGAAAAATCATTTTTATGGGAAAAAACATACAGAGGAAACAAAGAAAAAGATAAGTGAAAGTAGAAAAGGCAAAGGTCCAAAAATGAGTATATATACAGAAAAAGGACTACCCCTTTATGATACTTATGCCTCGAAAATAATTTTATGCGAACCAGTTAGAAGGAATTTAAAAGATCCAAATATACTAGAAGTTAAATGCACATGGTGTGGAAAATGGTTTATACCTAGTAAATCTTTATTATATAATAGATCGGAATATATAAAAGGTAATCCAAACTATAATAGTGAGTGTCGTTTTTACTGTTCC